GGTTTTTTGGACACAGTTTCTCATATGCTCAAATGTATCATCTTCGGTAAATTGTTGAACAACAGTATAAAGTTCATTAAATAATATTACACAAAACTCATCGTCGAATGATGTTTCCATATGTACATCATTGTACTTAATTAGATCTTCAATATCTCCTCCCATTGTTATTAATTTGTAATAAATTATTAAATGATATAATGTATCAATTTTAAATTATATCATGTGGTATAGGAATAAATATAGTTATCGCGCATCATCGTCGTCATCATTATCCATCTCATAATCACTGAAGTCGCTTAATGTTTCATCATAGGGTTGATTAGATACTATGGTAGAATTTATTTCAGAGTTTACATCATTTTCAGACATTTGATCAGATTCATTATTGTTATCGATTTCGCGCTGTGCAAGTTGGGCAAGTTGTGTGAGTTGTGTAAGAGGCGTGAGTGGCGGTAGTGGCGGTAGTGGTTCTTCTTGTCTATATATCAATGATTCTAAATTATCTGAATAAACAGACGGTGTATTCACAAAGGCGTTTTCGTAATCAGAAACTATACGTTCTCCTACAATAGTTAACTCTGCTTGATTTAAAAGTGCTTCAAGGGTAGATTCTATATTATTATTAAGGTGGTTGCTATTTTCAGCTTCATCATCATCATCATTCTCAGTGATCGAATTGATTTCACTATCGGCAAGACTAATGCTTGTTGAAGCATTAGTAGTTATTTCTCGTGGAGTAGTATCAATATTAGAAATTACATTTAATAAATTGGAATTGAAGGAATTGCTATTATGAAATATGCCGTATGGGGCCGCTGTATTATCCCATATTGGATTTCTACGTAGTCTAACAATTCGTCTACCGAAAGCAGGAGTTTCTTCGTTCACTTTTTTCAGTAAACTTATAACTATTCTCTTGTGCTTTAATCTAAACGCAGGATTATAGGAATATTTGCTATACATAAAATGAATCAACGTGTGGTCAAATCTTTCCGCCACTTTGTCTTGAGAAAATTCTGTATCAATGTTAATAGACGGCAGAACCCTTTGGTATTTGTCCACCATGTCCATAATTTCATCATATTTGTCATCATTATCCATTTCTTTCAAATTACATTTTATACTCTCATCGCGCAACACTGATTCATATTTATCTAATAGAGCGGTCATATCAAAATTAGATAAAAAATACATTTTAAATATTATAGGCACTTTCATGTCTGCCTTCAATATATGAAAGTAAATGTTATATAAATCGGTATTAGAAAAAACCAGATTTGTGTAAGGATTTTTAGCAACTTGTGGTTCTGAAAATAAGTCTGGTGCGTACACCAATCCATTTTGTATTAGACGGATCAAATCATGTATTCTAAATTTATAGAGTGTATTTCTCTGTATGATAGGAACAACAAATTTAGGGTGCTGTGTAGACAGTGGTTCTAAACATAAATCGCATTCAGATTCATAGTGTCTACATCTTTTTATCTTCACTATTTGAGACAACTTATAAAAACCAAACGCGGTTTTTTGTGCTAAAGAAAAGCAATTAAAAATTTCTTTCTTCTTCTCGATAGATATAAAAGGATTATTCTCAAACTCCTTCAAAAACTGAAACTTCATAGGAATAGTTACATTTTTATCTTTAAAATTGTTCATAAATGATTGATTTATGAAATCAATTTGAAGACCTTTATTTCTTGTTATATCCATATAGGCATCGAAAGTATCATAAAATAATGTATTTGGGAGTATCTTTTCTAATATTTGAAAAAAAATACTTGTTTCATGTAAAGTAATAGACATATTATATATTAACTGATATTTTTATTTATATAGATTTAAAAGTCAATGATATAATCTGATTTTCCGAGATCAGTATCTTTAATATGAGTAACATTATTTTCCATTTTAATATTAGCGTCACCGCATGCGTCATCTGTTTTTTCCATGACACCAAACGCGTCATCTATCTTTTGTTGAATGTCATCATTTTCAATAGTGGCAACATTTTCTTTCATTTGTTCCAAATCAAGATATACTTGGAAAGCACTTGTACCATAATATCCTTCCTGGCCACACATAACATTTGCTGAAACACCGCGCATAATATCCACTTCGGCATGTCTCGCTGCTTTCAAGAACATCTCTGGGGTCTCCTCAAAGGAAGCTTTGGCAATGGGACCAATATCATCATTGTTAATTCCATGTCGGAAAATAGAGATGGGTTTGAATGAATACGCCATTCTATCACAAAGCATGGTCAAATGATGCTCATTAATATAGGTACCATCTGACTCAATCACTTCCGTCAGTTCATTATAAATACTTTGACGAGCCACTTCAATACCAAATACGTTGTACATTTCTACAATACTATTCGTATAGGTCTTCTTCGTATTTATATAGTCAAGGGCAAGAACATCAATCAAATTACTACCAACTGTATCCAGCACCCACGTGTCAACGCGATTATACTTACCGTCGCTATATTTAACTACATTGGGATCCTTACGAAGAAGCACCTTGTTAATATTCTTGATACCGCGCAATACAATATTATCCATCATGTTATCTTGGAAATTCTTTAGCAAATAGATTTCATCTGACTGATCAAGAGGATTCACATTTGAACCAAAGGCCTTCTTCTTGTTTTGAAGCATCTTATTGAGACGAATTCGGAAAACCAAATTATTTGAATTGTAATCTGTGTAAATACACGCCACTTCATTGTTGAAATGATTCTTAATCGCATAGTTTACATCCTCCATAGTAATGTTCTTCTCCAACATAGTTTCCTTGTGGATTTCCATACGGATAACCCACTTTGATTTATCAGCAGGAGATGATGCGCTATCAGGATTAAGTCCAGCACATTCGAGAAGCATATTTTCAAATTCTTTGAACTGATCAATGGATTCTTTGTCGTTTTCGACGAGAGTATTCAAATCATCGGGGTCGAAGCAAATTTCAATGGTTTCCACAATATCGCGAAGCTGTGTATGTTCAATCATATTGGAAAATACTTGCGCCTTTTCTCTGTCATGATTATCTTCGTCTTTCAAATAAATGGTTACTGATGGATTCTTGGTATTGTCAGACAAGGAAAGGATTTCCTCCACGCGCGGAACACCACGAGTTACATTAGACTTACTTGCTACACCAGCAAAATGAAATGTGTTCAATGTCATCTGAGTAGTAGGCTCACCAATACTTTGTGCAGCAATCATACCGACAGCTTCACCGGGAGCAATAATCGCCTTCTTGAAGAGATGTACAACTGTTTCCAGAAGCACAATCAACGATTTACGGTTAAACCGCTTTGACATAATAAGTTCTCTGGGCGACAGATAATAGTAATACATAATCTTGAACAACAAATTTGGCTTCGCATAATGAATCTTTTCAAGATCGTGAAATGCCTCATCAATCAGCTCGTATGCTTCATAAGGAGTAATATCCGTTCGAGAATTACTCTGAATATGTTGTTGACCTTGAATGTTGTCAATCACATGTGTAAACGCTACTGGAATATAAATCGTATCATCATTGCCGAATTTGTATACATTTTTTACCAAATTATCACGCTGCATAATCATGAAATCAATCATCTCCTTGTTCTTTTTCAAGAGCTCATCATTCTGCTTTTTCAATCGCGTAGCGCAGGTCGCAGTGAAACAACTCTTGAATATCTCATCCTTGCTGCTTGTAGAAGGCACATGAAAGTAACTGTAAATATCATCCAGCGACATTTTCACGAGAGGAATCTTCTGCTTCTCCACCTTTACAGTATCGAAAGCATCATCGCCATATTTGAATTGGACAATCTTGCCCTTGTTGTTTCTGGCGGACATATCATATTCGATTTTAATATCCTCCATACCCTTAATCAATCGACGTTGGATGTAACCAGTTTGAGATGTTTTTACTGCTGTATCAATCAGACCAGTTCTACCACCCATTGCATGAAAGAACAATTCCTCAGGAGTTAGTCCGCCAATGAAACTGTTTTCAACAAATCCGCGTGCGGTAGAACCATCGTCATATTTCGTGAAGTGAGGCAGGGTTCGGTCATCAAATCCATAAGGAATGCGTTTTCCCTCTACAGTCTGTTGACCGAGACAAACAATCATCTGTGAAATATTAATATCACTACCCTTTGAACCAGCATTTACCATAATAGCAAATCGGTTATCAGGAGACAGATTTTCCTTACCAATCTTAGAAGCAGAACCTTTGATATCGTCCAAAGATGAACTTACACGAGCCTCAAACTCCTCTTGATTCGGTCTACCCGTTTCATTTACGAAAGAACCCAGATGCGTATCTTGAACAATACTTTGTACAGCATCCTTTACTTCAACAATCTTATTCACAATTGTATCATATGTTGTCTTTTCAGTAATCAAATCACTAATACCAACACTATATGAACTGGTTTTCATATATTCTGTAACAATATTCTGAAGATCATCTACGAAAGCAGCAGATGCCATGTTTCCATAATCGTTACACACGCGCTGTAGAAGACCCTTTGTCGCGCCACCAAGAGTCGATTTACTCAATTGACCTCTCACAAAAGTGCCATTCTTAATTTCAAGAACCTTGTTCGATTTAGACTTGTCCTCATCATCATCAAGAGGTTTGATATTATACCTCATGGTAAGAGGAGGCACAATCTGACTCAAAACATTAAAACTGGAATTGGGTTTCTTGGGGTTTTTGAAAAGGGTATTCAAATCAGGCTTATCAAAAGCCATTAACAAATTCATTGTTTGTCTTGGATTAAAACTAATATTCTCCCTCGTAAGACGGTATGCTCCAAGTAGAGAATCCTGATAAATACCAACAATAGAATTGTTATTTGCAGGACTAATAATTTGATAGGGAACCGCTGCCAAGTTCTTTAGCTCCGTCTCAGACTCAATATCTTGCGGCATGTGTAAATTCATCTCATCTCCATCAAAATCAGCATTATAAGGCTTCGTATCAGCAACATTCATACGGAATGTGTCTGCTTGAGGCATGATTCGGGCAATATGACACATCATACTCATTCTGTGAAGGGTGGGCTGACGATTAAATAGGATAGCATCACCATCCATCATATGTCTGTGGACGATATCGCCATCTTCCAGAACAACAGAATCGCGGTCAACATAACGCAGAGTAATGCTATCGCCATTTTTCTTCTCAAGCATCTTAGCACCAGGATGATTATCCGGACCATTTTTCACGAGAGCAAGGAGGAAATCTTTATTTTTGGCGTTCACGACAGCCGGTTTAGTAATATTTTTAGCAATTTTTAGCGGAATACCAAGTTCACGAATGGAAATATTTGGGTCAGGTGTAATGACTGAACGCGCACTAAAATCAACACGCTTACCCATCAGATTACCGCGCACGCGACCAGTTTTGCCATTTAATCGCTCCTTGATGGACTTGAGAGGACGACCAGAACGCTGAGCGACAGACGCTACACCAGGAATCTTATTATCAACAAGAGTAGCGATATAATACTGAAGAAGGGTTGCCCAATCATCCAATACGTTTGCCGGCGCGTTTTGTTCCATTTTATCACGTAGAGCATTATTCGCCTTGATAATATTAACAATAATATGACTAATGTCATCTTCACTGCGCTGTTGAGCGTCATGTTTTACTGAAGGACGAACAGCCGGAGGAGGAACAGCAAATACTTTACAAATCATCCACTCGGGTCTTGAAAATAAAGGACTGAATCCCATAAATGCCACATCTTCATCGGAAATGCGGCGAAATAGTTTAAGCATCAGTTCAGGAGTCAATTTTACATTCAATTTTTCTTTTTCTTCTTCAGACATGCCATCTATGCTTTCCCATTCGGCAACAAGATTGGCAAGTCCTTCTTTTTTAATTTTATTAGGTTGTTTACATCCACAACCATCATCATTGTCATCTCCACACCGAGAAACAGAATTGGCGCGTTCAAATACAGCATTCCATCTCTTTTCGCCTTTAAGACCCTCAAGTGCTTTTTTGTATTTTGTTTTTGATATTTTTAGCTTACTACACTTGAAGCAGATACAACGAACAATTTTAGTAACTGTAGTCAAATATTGAATATAGAATACGGGTCTTGCGAGCTCAATGTGTCCAAAATATCCTGGAGTGCTCATGTAATCTAAACCGTCTGTAGGACAAATGAGACCTGGCTCTAAAACACCCATACGTGGATCAAACAAACCTCCAATTACCGGCTTATTATTAATATATGTATCGCGACTTTTGATTTCGGCAACAGAGTTGTTTCGTATTTCGTCATGGCTCAAAATACTAAACTGCACTCCAATAATTTTTGACGGATTTAATTTCTCGTATGATGTCATCTATCTTATATATTATTAATATATTTATGTTGTTTACTTCAATTTTTATATTTAAATAAATTCTATTAAATGAAGTGTATTTATTTATTAAGTTCGCTATATTATCATGGTTGCTATTTAAGTATTTTACATTACAATTAATTAAATATCTATTAAAAAAATTGATCATAGTTAATATGACTTAAATGTTAACAAATAACTAAGTTAATAATGGGCATTGAGTCAAATAACAAGAATAGTAAGAAGAACAATACAAAAATGTCTTCAGAATCTACAACTCATACCAAAAAAGAAGCAGCTCTTTCCAAGAAGCGCGATGAAGAATCTGACAGCGATGGAGGCTCTGATAATGACAGCGAAGATGAAAGTGGCGAAGGCGATGACATGGACATGCTCGAATATCGCAAGTTCTTGAACAAAATTTTTCCGTCAAAGTATTTAAAAAATAAAATTGAAAAAGACGACACAACAACATCATCTAAAAATAAAGATTCGCCTATTTCAAAGAAAAAAAACAAAAAATCCAAGAAGGTTGTAGAGGAGTCTGAGTCTGATGAAGACAATGAGGAATCAGATGAAGATGAGATTGACACGGTTGTCCGAAAATCCGGTAAATCTAAGGACCAAAAATTCAACATTATCTTCACTATTGGCGATCCTGGACGTCGTCGCGGTAGAGATGAAGATGAAGATGAAGAGGAAGATGATGAGGAATATGACTCTGAAGATGAGGAATATGACTCTGAAGATGAGGAATATGAAGAAGATGAGGATGAGGATGAGTCTTCATCTGAATCTGAATCAGAAAGCGAATCCGATGAAGATATCGAACGTCGCTCCAAAAAAAATAAACAAAAGATTGAACGCGACAACGCATATTATGATAATGAAATTGCTATCATGACCTCCTATATTAATAATGCTGAAAAGCAGCTTGAATCAAACAAAAAATCTGAAGTTATCCAGGATATGCTTAAGATTGGAATCAAGAAGCGCGATGAACTTATTAAGCTTAAGGCTAATTCTCAGAAGAAAGAACGCGGAAAAAATCTTACCAAGTTCAAGAAGACGTTGAAGGGCAAGAATCCTATGAACGATTATTCATACTTCAAGAAACTTGATGTTGCTCACCAAGAGAAAATCATTAATGAAGTGGAAGAAATTAATAAGATAATTTCTGTCGACAAGCCATATCGCTTGAAACTACTTGAATCTGATATTCCAGCCACTTTCAAAGCATGTGCTCTTAAAAAGATCAATTCACTTCGCTATATGGAACCGGGTGGAGGTGAATATTATAAGATGAAGACGTGGGTCGATACATTTATGAGCATCCCATTCAACAAATATAATAATTTGGACGTTACTATTGATGATGGCGTTGACAAGTGTCACGAATTCATGGAGAATGCCAAAGCCACATTGGATAGTGCTGTCTACGGTCTCGACGACGCAAAGCTTCAAATTATGCAGCTTGTAGGACAATGGATTACCAACCCCAACGCAATCGGTACAGCAGTCGCCATTAAGGGTCCTCCCGGAACAGGTAAGACTACATTGGTAAAGGAAGGTATTAGCAAGATTCTTGGTCGCGAATTCGCCTTCATCGCACTCGGTGGCGCTACAGATAGCAGTTATTTGGAGGGTCATAGTTATACATATGAAGGTAGTTCTTGGGGTAAGATTGTAGATATTCTGGTTCAATGTAAATCAATGAATCCGGTGATTTACTTTGATGAGTTGGACAAGATTAGTGATACACCTAAGGGTGAGGAAATCGCTGGCATCTTGACACATCTTACTGATACTTCACAAAACAGCGAATATCACGATAAGTACTTTTCCGAGATTAATTTTGACTTGAGTAAGTGCTTATTCATCTTCAGTTACAACGACGAAAGCAGAATCAATCCTATTTTGAGAGACAGAATGTACCGTATTCAGACCGAAGGATATGCTGAAAAGCAGAAGACTGTGATTGCTCGCGACTATTTGATTCCAGCGATTCGCCAACAAATCAAGTTTTCCGACGAAGATGTTACCATTGATGATAGTATTATTAGTTACATCGTCAAGAATTACACTGGTGAAGAGAAGGGTGTTCGTAATATGAAGCGTTGTATGGAAATCATCTTTACCAAGCTGAATTTGTATAGACTCATGAAGCCTGGAACGAATATGTTTGAAAAAGACATGAAATTGGAGATCACCTTTCCTCTTAAGATTACAGAGGAAGTTGTGAAGGGACTTATCAAGAAGGATGAGACACCCAGTATTCCATATGGCCTCTACATCTAAAAAAACAAATAAACAAAATAAAAAATAACTGTATATGCCTTATTTTTTATTGAAATATTTTAATCAATATACGCATTCGCCGTTTCTATAAATCTGTCAATATTTACGTTACATAATAACGGTACAAATTTATTTATTTTATCATCGGTCCAATTCCACCACTTAATTTTCAAAAGATGGTTGAGTTGTTCCTCGCTATGTCTATATTTTATAATTGTGGCCGGATTTCCACCAACAACCGCATATGCCGGAATATTTTTTACAACATGACTATTACACGCGACTACTGCTCCATCGCCTATTGTAATCCCAGACATAATTGTCACATGTTTACCTATATATACATCGTTTCCAATAACAACGGTTCCGTTTGTAGTAGGATGTCCTTCTCCGCTAAAGTTGTTAAATATATATCTGCATTTCTGTGACCAAATGGAAATGTGGTTGTCCAATTTACATTATGGTTTCCTCCTAAGAATATAGTTAAATCTGACGAAATTGAGAAAAAATTTCCTATGATAATTCTTGATTCGGGTGGTGCCCACCAAATGTTAATTTTATTACTCGAAATGTAAGAATATTTTCCCATGATTACTCGATTATCTAATTTAGTGGTGTATATTTCCATATGTTGTATATATGGAAATAAATTATAAAAAATAATATATTTTATTGTGTGTATTTTATATTTGAAATAATATATATTATATATATTATAATATGATTACCGTGTATTATGGAATACCTAACAAAAAAATAAATATTACAAATAAATTAATCCCGCTAAAAAATAATCAAAACATTATTGTTATTCCGAATGGAGATACGTTAAGAGATACACTATTTAGTGATCCAGTTCCCAAAGTAAACAAGTATATTATCATTCAATTGAAGGGAGTATCTAAGCCATATATGTACAGCGAGCATTTTAATGTATATATAGACTTGTTTATGTTTACACAAATATTATTTACACCTAAGTTAATAGTGCGTGGTTACATTCCTCCCGCAAATAATATCCAGTATCCAGTCAATGTGTTTCCTATTACTTTTTGTATTCCTGAGGAAAAAATTGTGAATACTATTCCAAAAAAGAAAAAAATGCTGTCATCACTTATTCCGTGGAATAATTCTACATACCTCTTTAATACAGAAGACACATATTATACTGAATACAAGGAATCTATGTTTGGAATTACCTGCTTAAAAGCTGGATGGGATTGTATGCGTCACTATGAATTAATGGCGAACGGATGTATTCCTTATTTTATTGATTTACATGAGTGTCCTAAAAATACGATGGCTTTCTTACCCAAAAAATTATTTGCCGAAGGAAACGAACTGTTTCATAGGATCGGTGCAAAAAAAATAGCAGCATTAACACGTAGCGAATTATATCTATGTAACACGCATATATCCAAAATAGTAGATTACACTCGTCGCCATTTAACTACATGTATTATGGCAAACTATATATTAGAAAAATCCAATCATACAAACGTATCAAAAATATTATATATAGGAATAAATAAACCAGACTATTTATCAATGCTTATTTTACATGGACTGAAGACGCGTTTTGGTTCAAAATGTCACGAATATCCTAAGCAACCGTATTTATATAAGTTCAATAGCGATAGCAATAGCAATAATGTATCGGAACTTTATGGTAAAGGAATAACGTATTCTGAACTATTAGATATAAATATGAGGGATGACGATTTAGACCAAACATTGATTCATAATATAAAAGATAAATACTACGATATTATTATTTATTCCACATATCATAGAAGTATGTTATATTATGACCTGGTAAATACTGTCTATAGTCCTAATGACATTATTTTATTATGTGGAAATGATATTCACACTTGCAAATATCATACATGGGCAAATAAAAAACATCCTATTTTTATTCGTGAAATGGATTAAATGTGTATTTACGCCCATTATTTTATATTTGAAATATTATATAATATGTCAAATCTAATTAAAATAGAGTATGGAACAGTTCAGTCAAGAATTAATATTACCAAATCAGTAATATCGATTAATAATATATA